GACAAAGGCGAACAAGCATTAAACGAAGTCAACGCCCATGAGCGAGAGTGTGCCTTGCGCTACCAGCGTATCGAAGAACGCCTTGCAGAAGGCTCTGCCAAGTTTAAGCACCTAGAGCATCTTATTTACGGACTGTACGCATTGATTGCAGCGGCGGCTTTGCCGCAGTTTTTCATGGGGTGACCCCCAATGGTAATTGAAAGCATTGCAGCGGCTACAGCCACCTTATCTGCCATTAACGGGTTAATCGCTCAATGCAACGAAACAGGTCAGGGTGTCCATCAGGTAATGGGCATGATCTCGGATTTCGGAGAAGGGATCACCGAGTTTGAGGCGCAACGCCGACAAAGCACCTTCAAGCCGCTCACGCAGAATGAAATCTTGAAGCTCCAGATGATAAAGCGTCAATATGACCGGCATTGGCAGAGCGTACACGATTTACTCCTGGTTGCAGACCCGAAGCTCCTTGATGATTTCAAGGCAGCAAAGGCTCAGCAGGAGCGTGATCGACAAGATCACTTGAGGATGATTGCTCGCAAGAAGAAGGCGCGACAACATCTGATCAACCAGATCCTTGTTGGAGGCACCACCCTAATTGTGGGCGGAACAATAATCGCTGGAGGTTTTGCAATTATATTGAGGCTTTACGGATGATTATGGCGTTTTTGCTGGTGGTGATTGTTGAGGGGGAGCCGATTGCCGATCAGTTCTATTTTCGCAACATCCAGCGATGCAATCAGTTTGCACAATGGGTCGAGTCGGGCAAGGTAGATCTGGTCAAAGATCGCAGAGTACAGCGACAAACCAATATCAGCGCGTACTGCATACCTAAGCGCATAAACCAAAACACAAAGACATACGACTGATGGCAGCAAAGAAGTTACAAGAAGGCTCTGAATACGCCGAATACGATACAGATGGCGATGGCGTTGTGTCGGACTCTGAGCTTGAAACCAGCCGTCAACTCAAAGAGTTAAAGTTGTCGAGTGAGAAGGCAGACGCACAAAGAGCAATGGCTTGGTTCGCGTTATTAGGAATGCTTCTTTACCCTTCGTTGGTTGTTATCAGTAGTTGGATAGGATTGGAACAGGCGGCAAACCTGCTAGGTAACATGGCCCCCACATACTATGTGAGTACTGCCGCCTTGGTCGCATCGTATTATGGCGCATCAGCTTGGCAGAATCGAGGGAACGGAAAATGAGTTTAGTCGGACAGCTAATTGGCCCAGTCACAGGTTTGCTAGATAAGTTCATTCCTGACGCTGACACTAAGAACAAGCTGGCCCACGAAATTGCCACCATGTCAGAAAAGCATGGTCAGCAGATAGCGTTAGAACAGATCGAAGTTTTGAAGCTCGATGCCAAGGGCAACTGGTTTCAATCAAGTTGGCGCCCTCTAGCCGGTTACACATGTGTGCTAGGGCTTATGGTTAATTTTTTGGTGGCCCCTATCGCAGCCGGTTTTGGTGTGGTGATACCTCAAGCGGACGCTGGTGTGATGATGCCCCTACTTTTGGGCATGTTGGGTCTCGGCGGTGCCAGATCCTACGAAAGAGTCAAAGGTGTTGGTAAGTAATGAGCAAGCTAGTCGAAATGATAAAGCGCCATGAAGGCGTTAAATCTAAGGTCTACAAATGTACACAGGGTTTTGAAACCATAGGTGTAGGCAGAAATATCTCAGAGTCTGGACTTGGGCTATCTGACGATGAGATCGAATACTTGTTGTCGAATGACATAGCGCGAGTAAAAAGCGAGCTTGCAGACACATACTTTTGGTTCAACGGCATCAACGAAGCGCGTCAAGATGCAATGATCGACATGTGCTTCAACCTTGGCTTGACCCGTCTACGGGGATTTGTGAAGGCGCTAGAGGCGATGTCACGCGAGCAGTTTGATATAGCTGCTGACGAATTTATGGATAGCAAGTGGGCGCAGCAAGTTGGTACAAGAGCTATCCGTGTTACTGAAATGATTAGATCTGGAGAATACATATAATGGCTAAGAGCACTCCGGGCACTAGCGCATCTAAAGGTTCTGCTCAGACTGTCCCAAACAAAAGGTTCCGTCCTCTACCTGTATTTAACCCGCAGCCTAGACCTCCGATGAATCAGTTTTATGGATCTGGCGCTTCTAATTTTTATCGCCGCCCAGGCTACAGTTACGGAGTTCCTACAGGGCTAGGAGCTTTGCTTTCAGGGCAGCAATCCCCTTTCGGTAGGATGGTTGATCCAGCAACAGGATTCCCTCAAAGATCATTCCCAAGATCAGTAGAGGCTGAAGCTGACGCAAGAGAAACCGCAAGACAGAAAGAGGAAGAAAGAAAAAGATATCAGCCTGGTGGTTCTATGAGCAGAACGCGCCCAGCAGACGAAAAAACAACGTACCAGCAGATGCTCGAGGGCACATATCAGCCAGATGATCGAGCCAAAAGCCTTGGCTACACAAGTTCTTCTGGTAAGGGCGGCTCTAAAGGTGGGGCAAGGACTGTCAATCCAGGCTCGCAAGCTGTGGTAGATGAATATAATAGGAATCCAGACCCGACCCTTGGGGAATCTCTATCGCCACCCACATATGGCACGGTTACTGGACTGCCATCGGGATTAACGCCTGAACAAGCAAGGCTTCGTCAAGAGGAACTGGCATCAAGGAGAGGTGGTGGGTTTTCAAGACTAGCACCAGGTAATGTTCAAGTATCTGACTTATTTAGGGGCGCTGTGGGAAGAGTCCCGATGTTTGGCAACAATCCACCGCAAACCTCTGTCCGACAATACACGGGATCGCCTCCCCTAACAGTACAAGAAAGGACAGGGTTTAGCGGTGCTATGGAGCAAGCTGGTGTGAGGCCAAACATCAGACCAACAATGAATGTTGGAAAGGCGACGGGCGGCCCTGTAGGTATACATTCAGGTATCGCATCACTGGTGGGTAGACGCTAAATGACGCTGGCGAAGGTACAGTTCGCCCCTGGCGTTAACAAAGAGGGAACCGAGTATACAGCAGACGCTGGCTGGTTCGACTCTGACAAGATTCGATTCCGTAAAGGTCGAGTAGAAAAGATCGGTGGCTGGACAAAGTACAGCGACTCTAGCTTTCTTGGCGTGTGTCGATCACTGCATAACTGGTCATCACTAGAATCTATCAACTACATTGGGATTGGCACCAACCTAAAGTTCTATGTGGCAGAAGGTTCTGGGTATAACGATGTCACACCGATCAGGCTGACATCAGGTGCTGGCGATGCCACCTTTGCCGCAACCAACGGGTCATCCACCATCACTGTGACTGAGAATGCACACGGCGCAGTGGTCAACGATTTTGTGACGTTCAGTGATGCGGCAACGCTTGGTGGCAACATTACGGCGACCGTTCTCAATCAGGAATATCAGATCGCGTCTGTGCCCACGACGAACACCTTCACTATTGAAGCCAAGGACACAAGCGGTGCTGCTGTCACGGCTAACTCTAGTGACACAGGTAATGGTGGTAGCTCGACGGTTGCGACATATCAGATCAATACAGGTCTGAACACATTTGTGCAGGGCACAGGTTGGGGTGCAGGCACATGGGGTTCTGGCACTTGGGGTAGTTCCAGCAGTGTTGCTGCTGCCGGTCAGCTACGACTATTCAGTCAGGACAACTTTGGCGAGGATCTTATATTCAACGTCCGAGGTGGTGGCATCTTCTATTGGGATGAGTCATCGGGTACAGGAACGAGAGCCATCAACGCTACCGCATTGGCTGGCGCTTCTAATGTGCCAACTGTGGCTTTGCAGGTTCTAGTATCTGACATAGATCAGCACGTCATTGCGTTTGGTGTGAATCCGATAGGCTCATCAAACATAGACCCGCTGCTTGTAAGATTTTCTGATCAAGAGAATGCGGCTGACTGGACACCTACAGCCACTAATACAGCCGGTGGTGTACGAATCAACTCAGGCTCTCAGATCGTTGGTGCGGTGCAAACACGACAAGAGATACTGATCTTTACCGACGTGAGCCTGCATTCTATGCGCTTCACGGGTGCGCCTTTTACATTTCAGTTTGCAACGCTCAGCACCGATGTATCCATGATCTCGCCTAACGCAGCGGTCAACGCCAGAGGTGCGGTGTACTTCATGGACTCTGGTGGATTCTATGTCTACAACGGTTCGGTGCAGCCACTGCCATGCAGCGTCAAAGAGCATGTGTTTTCTAACCTTAACAAAGGCCAAGCGTTCAAGGTGTTTGCCGCTGAGAACAATGACTTTTCAGAGGTAATCTGGTTCTATCCTGTAGGCACCGACAACACAGAGATCACGAACTATGTGTCTTACAACTATGCAGAAAATCTTTGGGCTGTTGGCACACTGGATCGGGGTGCTTGGATTGGATACTCACAAAACTCCAATCCGATAGCGTCATCTGTTAACACGGGTGTGACGGACGCAAACTTTTTGTACAACCACGAAACAGGTTTCGATGACGATGGTTCGGCGATGACTGCGTTTGTGGAGTCAGGAGATCTGGAGATCGGGGAGGGCGATAGGTTTATGATGATAAGCCGCATTGTTCCTGACTTTAAGTTTAGCGGATTGACCTCCGATGCGTCTGTGGACTTCACGATCAAAGGCAGTAACTTCCCGCTAGAGACGCCGACAACACAGGCCACAGCAACAGTTACATCAAGCACCACACAGTCCAACATCAGGACTCGCGCACGACACGCAGTGGTGCGTATCGAAAGTTCTGGCGCTGGTTACGGTTGGCGATTAGGTGACTTGCGATTCGACATGCGACAGGACGGTAGGCGGTAATGGCAACAAGACAGAATCCACTGCCAGTTCCTGCGCCAGAGTATGATGTAGCTAACGAGGCAATCACTCGACGTACTCTGGAGCAGGCGTTAGATCAGATAGAAAACGATGTAGAGCTAGCTAAGACTCAGGGCGATAAGCCAGGGTCTCTTGCTATGCGCCGGTTCCAGTTTTTACTGATGGGTGCATCGTGACAGATGTCATCAAGGTTTTGGGTCAGGTTGATGTTAGCGCAACCACTACAACGACTTTGTATACGGCACCAGATCTTACACAAACAACAGTCAGTTCCTTGGTGATCTGCAACAGAAGCGGATCAGCCATTACCTTTCGTGTCAGTATTCATGTTGGCGGTGCGTCAGCAGATGATAAGCAGTTTATATTTTTCGATGAAGACTTGGCAGCAACCACCAGTAGAACGGTGGTCATTGGCATATGCCTGTCGCAAACGGATGTAGTCAAGGTTTACGCAAGCGCAGCCAACGTGAGCTTCAACCTCTTTGGAGTGGAGACGAGCTAATGATGTATCAAAACCCAATGCCTCAACCGCCTATGCAGGCCATGGCTGACCAGATGGCCCAGCAAGGCCGATACGGCGACAGCATGATGGTTCACATGAATCCAATAGAAGTGGCTGGTATCGCCTCTCTGTCGCCCACAGGGCAGCTTACAACTAACCCGATGACGGGACAGCCTGAAGCTTTCTTACCCTTTCTAGCTCCACTGCTGGGGAGCGTGTTTGGAAGCACTGCTCTTGGCGCTCTTGGTGCAGCTTTACCAGGGGCGTTAGGGACAGGAGTTACTGCTCTTGCAGCCAACGCTCCTTTAGCTAGTGCTATTGGCTCTGGTCTAGCGACCACAGCGGTGACGGGTGATCTAAAAGAAGGCTTGGTTTCTGGATTGACGGGTTTTGGATTAGGAAAAGCTTTCGAGGCTGGAGCAAAAGCTATTGCTGGAACAGAACAATTAGCTAAAGAAGCAGCCACTGCCGCAAAAACAGCCGAGTCTGCAAAAGCGGCAGCATTAGCAGCAGATCCAACATTAACCACCGAGGCGCTAAGTAAGTTGCCATCTGTTGCTGAAGCTGGAGTTGCTGATCAAGCTGTTAAGGATTCTTTGATGGCAGCCAGAGAAATGGCTCCAACTCAAGTTATTAGCAGAGGTGGTCTCGGCGAAGCTGCAAAAGGTCTTCTAAACCCGATGGCGGCAGCACCTATCGCTATAGGCGAAGGCCAACGTGCTGCGATGGCTGCTCAAGACGAGCGTGATCGTATGTTCGGCAGAAGAGCTGCTGAGAGAGAAGAAGATCTAAGACGGTCAAGAGATATACTAACCACTGCAACGGGACAGGTGGCATCTGACTATGGCTTGAACTACGGCGCACAGTATGCGGCACAAGGAGGCATCACATCCGTTGACCCTTCTGACTTCCAGCGCCGATACAACGAGTTGCAGATGATGGGCAGAGAGTCTGCTCAAATGTATAACGGCGGAGAGGTAAGAGATATCAATGTTAATCGTGCTCTACGACCAGAACAGATTATTGCAAGACAAGCTAGTTTGCGCGGCCCAGTAAAAAAGCCTAGCGAGTTGCCTGCGAATTATAGACCGGGCTTCGATCCAGAAATCAGTTACTTCAAGAGTCCCTTTGTGACATCAGATCAGACAGGTGTGCCAAGACCCGGAACTCCTTCTCCGGGCACAACACCACAAATAGATTCTGCTTTGATGCAAGGAATCGGCAGCGTCGGTAAAGCTGGTGGTATGGGTGGCGCAAGGTCTGTGCCTCCTAGAGTTGAAGAAGCCATGGGGATTCTTAACAGAAAATCTGTTTCTACAAGAAAGCGCAAATCCGCTCAAAAAGTGATTGATGCGTATGAGGCAGAGCAAGAAAGAGATCAGGACTATTTCGATGACATCATGGATGCTACCTACGGTTCTCAATACGCCACAAGGATGCAGGGAGGTGGCGGAACGGAGATGAATCAACAAGCAGCAATGCGCTTGATAGAGCAGGTCTCTATGGCGCTGCTTGGTCGATTGTCTGAAGAAGAGTCAGAGGCCGTCATCAATCGATTCATAGATGAGTTCGGGTCTGAGGCTTTCCAGATGCTACGATCACAGGTACTAGAATCTGTGGTGCCCAACTCTCAGAAAGAGGGCATGATCGAAGGTGCAGGCAAAGGTATGGACGATCAAGTGCAAGGTATGATCGGTGACTCTCAACCAGTTGCTGTATCTCCAGGTGAGTTTATCGTGCCTGCTGATGTTGTGTCCGGCATCGGAGACGGTGACACCAACGCTGGTGTGCAAGAGCTTGAGGGTATGATGGATCGGGTGCGACAAGAGCGCACTGGCACCACTAAACAACCCGCACCTCTTGGTGCTATGGCAGGAGGAGCTTTGCCTGCATGAACAGTCTCTTAGAGTTTGATGAAAGCAAGATCAAAGATCTATCCAGAGAGCCAAAGGTTTGCCGCAAGGATGCGCCTAGAGAGATCACACACACGATAACGATGGTGCCCCCCAACTATCTGAACAGCTTGTGGCCTGATGTCAGAGAGCAGCTTGCTAGAGCGATTAAGCGTTCACACGGCAGATGGAATATGGAGTTCTTGTACGCATCAATACTTAACGGTAATCAACAGCTTTGGCTTGCTTTCGATGCCGAAAACAACATCGATGGTGTCGGCACTACAGAGATATTGCAGTATCCAGAGAAGCGCATGATCGCGGTTCAGTTTTTAGGTGGTGATCGTTTTAACGATTGGGTCTGGGATATGTTAGAGAAGTTTAAGGATTTCGGTAGAGACAACGACTGCACAGGCATAGAGGCCACTGCCCGTATGGGATTTTGGAAGTGGCTGGAGCAAGATGACTTCAGCAGATCGTATGTCGTATACGAGAGGAGTTTGTAAATGGGTAAGAGTAGTGGCGGCGGCGGCGTACAAGAGAGCGTCGTAACACAAACAAATCTACCAGAATACGCTGAACCATTTTATGAAGAGCTTCTGGGTAGAACGGTATATGAAACGACAAGACCCTACGAAACTTTTCCAGGTCAGCGCCTAGCAGAGTTCTCGCCATTCGAGCAGGCGGGTATGCAGGGTATGGCTGAGATAGCACAAGCTGGCACACCACAACAGATCAGGGCTGCATCAGATATAGCCACAGGTGTGGGATTCCAAGGCGTTGGTTCTGGGATGGACGTTGCTAGCGGATTCAGACCTCCCATGCAGTTTTCTGGTTATCGCGCTGGAGACATAGATGCAGGTTATGACGCTGGATTTTTAGGCCAGGGATTCCAAGCAGGACAGCGTGATGCTGGATATCAGGCGGGTGCTTTTGACCCAATGTATCAAGCCCGTGAGCGCCAGTCTGGGTTTGATGTTGGCCCCCTAGAATCAGGATACGAAGCTGGTCGTTTTGACCCTCTGTATCAAGCAAGAGATATCCAGTCTCAATACACAGGGCAAGTAGATTTAGGGCCGGGATTTCAAGCAGGCACTATTGCTGATCCTGCAACGCTAGAGTCTTACATGAATCCGTACCAGCAGTTGGTGACGGACATAGAAAAGCGAGAAGTACAGCGTCAGTCTGATATACAGGCTGCTGATATATCTCAGCAAGCAGCACAGGCTGGCGGTCTTGGTGGTTATCGTGAAGCTATCATGCAGTCTGAACGAGAACGCAACTTAGGTCAGCAGCTTGCTGATATACAAACTCGCGGTGGTCAGGCTGCGTTTGAGCAAGCACAACAAGCATTCGAGGCTGATCGAGCCGCTAGACTGCAAGAAGCTCAGTTCGGTCTGACTGCATCAGAGCAGCAAGAGCGAGCAGCACAACAAGCAGAGCAGTTCAGGCAGCAAGCGTTCCAGACTGGCGAGCAAGCTAGGCAAAGAGCGGCTGAAATGGGTATGACAGCCCAACAGCAAGAAGATGCAGCGCGTCAAGCGCAAGAGCAGTTCAGACAAGCTGCATTTGGTCAGACTGCCGACGTTGCAGCGCAAAGAGAGCAGTTCCAACAACAAGCTTTTCAAGCAGGAGAGCAGGCACGTCAACGTGCAGCCGAGATGGGCATGACTGCTCAGCAGCAAGAGGATGCCGCAAGACAAGCGCAAGAAAGATTCCAGCAAGAGTCTTTTGCTCAGAACGAGCAGCTTCGACTGGCTCAACAGCAAGAAAGCCGTGCTGTATTTCAAGCTCAAGAAGCTGCAAGACAAGAAGCTGCGCGGCTTGGACTCAGCGCACAAGAGATGCAGGAGCGCATCAATCAAGCAGAGAACGAAGCTCGTATGCGAGCCAGAGCAGAAAACGCTCAGTTGCAAGAAACAAGAGCAAGGCTCGGTCTTGCCGGTCTGGAGTCAGATCGTGCTACCAGAGGGCAGCAGCTTGACGCAGCAAGACTTCTTGGACAGCTTGGCACCGACGAGCAGCGCATGGCGTTTGATCGCCTGCGTAACTTACAGGCAGCGGGACAGATACAGCGGGAGCTACAGCAACGTGGTCTTGATCTTGGCTATCAAGACTTCCTGCGTCAGCAAGCGTTCCCAAGAGAGCAACTCGGATTCTTCAGCCAGTTACTACAAGGACTGCCCGTCACGCCGGGAACAACCACTGCGACATTCGGTGGGCCTAGTGAAACCCAACAGCTACTGGGTGCAGGCATCGGCGGCGTAGGTCTGTATAACGCATTGCGAGGCGGTTAATGAACATCTTAGAAATCGAAGACATGATCAAAGGCTTGCCTGATCAAGCCTTACAGCGAGAGGCGCAGATGCCATCAGGTCAGGTGCCTCAGTTCCTAGTTGTATCTGAGATACAGCGACGGGGTGATATGCGTAAACGATTTCAGGAAAGACAGCCGCAAGGGACTATAAAAGATCAGGTGATACAGGAAGGCATTGCCGCGATGGCACCACCAGAGCCGCAAATGCAGTCAGCTATGATGGGTATGCAGCAATCCATGCCCCAAGCGATGCCTCCTCAAATGCAAATGCAGCAGCCACAAATGGTTCCTCCAATGCAGATGGCTGAAGGTCGCGCTATTCCTTTTCCTGATGATCCAAGACTTTCAGATTTAAGAGCGCAAGGCTTGACTGATGAGCAGATCGCGCAAGAGATTCGTAGGCTAGGGCTTAATGAGGAGCGTATGGCCCAACTTGGCTTGCCGACAATAGGCACTATGGAAGCAACGATGCAGCCTGATGCTTACAGTCAAGATGCATATGCTGACATTTTCGCAAGACAGCAAGGGAACATCCCAGCAGGAATGGAGTTTATTGAGCCAAGAACAACGGATGATCTGTTGTCTCCTCAAGTAGGCTTCACGACAAGAGAGATGGCGCAATCCCAGACACTACCAAACGTGCCTGTGGAGAGACCTGCGCCCTCACAAAGAGGGATAGGTAGTGCCCCAGAGGGAACGGCGGATGCCTTGCAAGCTCAGATACAAGCTCTAAGATCTACCCCAGCAAGCCCTGCTGCTCAAGCAGACTTTGCCATGCCCGACTTTGCTATGCCTGACTTTGCTTCTTACAGGCAGGCAATCAACACTGCCCTTGCATCACCTCCCGGCACAGGCCGACGTGACGTGGGCAACTTTCTAGGTTCTGACATGCCAGCGTTATCAAGCGTTGATGGGTCTGCTCCAGTTAGTGCCCCGCCAGCGGTTGACACTCCTGATCTAGCAGCACAACTCATTGCCGAATCTCAAGCACGGCGTGGGACTGAGCCGAGTGCAGCAGTCGGAACTTTCGATGCGCCAGCGCCACAAGATAATGCGTTGATAGAACAGTTGATCGCCGGATCTGAGGCTAGGCGTGGCAGAGAACCAAGTCCTGCTGTAGGCACATTCAATGCGCCATTGCCAGAAAATACTGCATTAATTCAAGAGCTTATTGCTGGATCTGAAGCTAGGCGTAATCAAGAACCGAGTCCTGCCATAGGGACATTCGACACGCCAGCACCAGAGAATAATGCTCTGATACAAGAACTTATTGCCGGATCTGAGGCTAGGCGTGGTAGAGAACCCAGCTCTGCCGTTGGAGATTTTAGTCAGTCAATAAACGACAGCCCCAGAAGACAAGCTATGCTTGCATCGATGGAAAGAATTCGTGAAGCACAAGAAAACGCACCGTTACTACCCTTCATTCCTGAAGGCACAAAGTCGCAAATTATTGCAAGAGGACGTGAAAACCCAATTCTCTCTCAAATCGAGGAGGGAGCGGCTGCTGATGATTTAGCGCGCAACCGAGAAAGAATGCTCGCTTCATTAGAAGGAACTCCTTTAGAGGGCATTTATGATTCACCGTTAAGTCAATCTCCTCGCGTCAACGTCATGGACTTGATTAAGATAGCTGAAAATCAGTCTGGTGCAGTGCAAACTGATGGCGGAAGAGGGTTTTTAACAGGCTCCGCGACCGATCCAGAGGTTGTTGAAACTGCCCTTGCTGGAGATACATCCTCAAGCCTTTCAAACAGATCTGCCACGGTAGACGAAAAGGACACCAATAGAACGGGTACTGGTGGAGGAAAAGCGGTACAAGGCACTGGGTCTGCTGAAGGTAGATTGGCTGGTCGCGTTGGAGAAGGCTCTGAAGCTAGAGAACGCTTAGGGGCTGGGGCTATTAGAAGAGCGGGAGAGCTTCAAGGCAGAATGAGCTTAGCTCAAATGATTGAAAACCAAGAAAGGCCAACTCTTTCTTATCAAGGTTTGATTTCTGATTTTGAAAAACAAATGGAGTCTCAACTCGCTGACATAAAGCGTGAGAAAGGATCTCAAGCTTTGATAGCTTTGGGTGCAGGTATTGCAAGGGGTGACTTAGGCGCTGGGCTGTCTGACGCGGGTAAGGCTGCTGCCGCAAGCAACGCACAGAAACGGGCGCTAGAAGCAAGACAGCAAGCAATGCAGATGGGACTCAGGAAATCAGAGATCGATGCAGCGTTCCAAAGCGAGGTTCAAAAGCAAGCTAATAAACTTGAAGCACAAAAGACTAGGATTAGTGCTCTAGAAAGTTATGGAGCGAAGCAAGACGCCGCAGAGCAAGCTGTTCTAAATTTTGAAAATGGCATTGACACGACCCTTGCAAACATCGGCGTCAAGCGAGACTACTATGATCAACTTAGTGAGCAGCAAAAAGAGACCAGTAGAAGAGCGATTCTAAACTATGTTGAGGGCATCATTAGTCGGCAAAACATGGCTGGGCAGGATAAGCAAGCACAGGACGCCATGAGGCAGCAGCTTTTGCGAGAGGCAGCAAACATTCTGAATGTGCCTGTCGGTGAAATTTCTGGTTCCACAAACAAAGGTGAAGGTGAAGATCAAGTAATAGAGTTTGATGATCAAGGTAAAAGAATCTAATGATCAGAGCAAAGCTTCCTGATGGGCGAATCTTGCAATTCCCTGACGGAACAGACGATGCCGTCATTCAGGGTGCTGTAAATGAAGTTCTAGGCGTCGGTCTTGAAGATCCGTTTGCTGATGAGCGGACTGGGCTTGGTCAAGCGGGAGAAACACTCAAAGCCATACCTCGAGGATTTGCAAACACCTTCTTGTCTGCTGGCGAGGGTCTAGCAGAGCTTGCTGACGCAGCTACAAACGTTGTTGGTCTGGAAGATGTCATTGATAGTGGTGATGACAATGCTCTCGTCGCTGCATCACGCGAGGGTAGAAAGGCAATCGATGAGTACATGGGTGCTGATCAAGCCTATCAAGATACCTGGCTAACAAAGTTCGGAGAAGGTGTAGGTTCTTTAGCTTCATTCTTTACGCCCGCCGGAGCGTTGAGACTTGCTGGTTTGGCAGGCAAACCTGTTGCCGCGCTAGGTGGTATGGGGGCGGCAGAAGCCGTGGCTGGTGGCACCTTAGCCGCTGGTGCTGGCGCTGGTGATCAGGCTCAACGTATACAGGCCGCAAGAGATGCCGGTATAGATGTCAGTGAAAACCAAGAAGATCTCTCGATTGTTAGTGGTGGCTTCGTCGGTTTGTCCGAGTTGGCACTGCCAGCAACACTGCTCAAGCGTCTGAACCCAGATGCGCTAGAAAAACTCCCTGTTGGTGCTACGGAACTACTCAAGTCTGCCTTGAGAAGCGGATCACTAGAGGCTATCCAAGAAGTTAGCGCAACTATCGCCCAGAATGCCATTGAGAAGGGTGTTTACAACGAGCAGTTGGAGTTGCTAGGTGGCAACCTGTACGACGATTTAACCATCGGCGGTGCAGTGGGTGCTGGCGCAGACTTGGTAGTAAATGCTATAGCAGGACGCAGAAACAAAGCGTCTTTCGATGCTCAGCTAGAGAAAGAAAAAGCCAAGCGAGAGCAAAACGAAAAGAACATACAAGCAAGATCAGAGGCTCTGTCAGCAGATCTTGAGCTAGATCAAGCATTCCAAGAGACGTTGAGACAAGAGCGCGAAAATGCGCCCACGGCTGAGGAAGAAAGGTTTCGTGTTGTAAGAGAGCGTATAGGCCAGTTGCCTATAGGCGAGCAAGCGCCTGTTGATGAAACTGCCTCAGGCATCAAGCAGTTAATGGGTATTTATTTCCCATCAGCTAACTCGTCTTTCAGTGTTCGATCTGAGCCTGTCGGGCAAGACGGAATCAAGCGTTATCAAGTAATTGATTCTGAAGGTTACACATACGCAGCGCCGTCAGAAACCCAAGGTCGGGCAGCGGCGTTAGCGTCTGCTCTAAATAAGCAAGTGGAAGTTGACTCCGTCTACAACGGTGGTGACGCAGTCATTCAGTCATCACCAGAAATGTATTCTGATGACCAAAAGAAAACCCTGCAACGCTATAACTTTGCGGCAAATGACCCTGATGCACAAACCTTCACATCCGCTGCCATAGACAGTGCCGCAGAAACCACACTTGATAGAGGGTTCTATGAAGGCGAAAAGCTAGAAGACGTTATCCGAGATGTTCGTGCTGGTGTGCGTCAAGAAGCAAGAATGACGGCGTCACAGAAGATCAACCGTCAAAGACTTCAAGACGGCAAAACCGCATCGAACAACTTCACGTTACAAGAAGCCAAAGATGTTCTAGGCGACAAGCTAGTTAACCTGACAGACACTCGCGTCAATGGTTTGCCAGAGACAGAAAGCTATCGTGTGGAAGACAGGCGTAAGCGCAATGCTACAGTGCCCAACTATGTTGTGGTCAGCAGCGCAGGCGAAGTTGTTCGAGGCAGAAAACTAAACCCTCAAGAAAAACAAGCCTACCTAGAAACCGGCAGACCAAAGAAAAACATGCCTCGCATCGTGCCATTTGGCAGGAATGCAGGCGAAGCTCAAGCATTTGCCGACAAAGCCAACGCAAACACTGGCATCGGTCGTGTAGATGAATCTGTCTACAGAGATAAGTTTGTCTCTAGGCAGTTCTTGCAAAACATTCTAGACGCGAAAAACATTACATCGCCAATAGACTCTCCAGAGTTGAAGTATCTCGCTGAGCGTTTTGCTGGAGTCGCTCCAAACACAAACCTAAGCCAGATGACTGAGGGTGAGTTCAAGCTATTTGCACAGAAGTTGCGATCTTTGCCTAAATTCTATGATCCAACAAGACTGCCTGTTTTTAAGTTCAAACCATATACCGGCTATCAGTTCAAAAAAGCTGTAGAGACTCTTCAGAGAAACCCTAATGCAAGCACACTAACAATAGCTGAAGAGTCAGGTATAGCTGATTTAGATTTAGCAAATCAGGTTATCGCAGACGCTCAAGCACAAGGTGTCACTGAGCAGACGGCACCAGTCGCACTACTGCCTTCGCCTGCCCCTGTAGATGAGGCTGCATTAGATCGGTTTCGAGCAGCTATGGAGCGCGAGATGAAGGGCTTGGGCCTTTCGGATGTTCCTGTAAACGTGGACTACGCTCTCCGATCATCATCAAGAGATGCTGATGGTAATGTTGTTTATGGCATCAGGCCGCGACAGCCAGGTGAAGAGGTTGCGCGAGAAGATGTTGTTGGTGGTGAGTTAGGGTCTCGCACGTTTGTTCGCCTAGAGGAGGCCGATCCAGAGGGCAAAGCCGCTGGCCTAGATAGCCAAGGATACTTTTCGCCAGATCTCAACAGGATCTTTTTATCTGTTGACGCGGTGAAAACAGATCCGTCAATGACTGAAGAGCAAGTCGAGGCGGCGCTCATCAGTACGCTGAACCATGAAAGCGTTCACGCCATGAGGATGATGGATCTCTTCAAGGTGAAAGAATGGAATCTACTTAGCAAGAAAGCGAAGGAACTCAAGAAGTCTGGCAATCAAACCTATTTAGATTGGGCTAGAGCAACCTACAAGGAACTAAACCCTGTTCAACAGAATGAAGAGGCTGTTGCTGAACTTGTAAGAGATCAAAGGGCTAACCCAAAGATTGTCGCCGGAAAGCCAAGAGCACTACTAAACAGAATCAGACAGTTCATGGTGAAACTAAAGAGCGCCTTGGACGGCTCTGGCTTTACATCATTCGATTCTATTATTCAGGACATCGGCACCGGCAGAATAGGTGCCAGATCACGCGATGTCAGGACGGAACAACTAACGGAGCGTAAGGCCGGTAAGGCTTCTTATGCTCCTATTGGCACCGTTAGAACACCCACCTTGACAACGACAGGAGCAGAGGAAGAGGGACGTTTGGGTCAGCCTCGCATGGCAGACTTCAGCAGGAGGGCTGCTGTTGCGCCAGAGCCTGTTGAGATGGGTGTCAATGTTAGAACTGATGGCGATACAAACTATGCTGATTTAATCGTTAGCGGTCAGAAGAAATACGAGAGCCGCGATAAAGACTCGCTTCGACCTTATGTTGGCAAGCGTGTTGGCATCATAGAAACAGGTTCTGGCCCAGCGAAATTGGTCGGGTATGCCACTGTTGGCGAACCTATCGAAGTTGGGGAAACAGAGTTTAATGACTCAAGAGATCAGCACCTTGTACCAGAAGGTAGCAAGTTTGACATAAAGCCAGGGCAGTCAAAGTTTCTTTACGAAATGATTGGCCCTGAAAAGTTAGCAGAACCAGTTGATGTATCTAGTACGAAAGGCATTGTTGCTAGAAACATCTCCCAAATCAATCAAGAAGAAGTCTCAAGGGTTATCGAAGAAGTCCCAGAAACGCCTTTTGCAAGAACGGCCCCACTCAGTCCTTTAGGTCAAGCTGCCTCCATTGGGATGACTAACACGAATCTGTTACCGACTCAGGAAGAGTTGAAGCAGATGAAAGACAACACCTACAAACCGCAGCAGAAGAGAACGCTTGTTGAGGCTGCACAGTTCTTACAAGACCGCTGGCAGAACGCTACAGGCCGCACAGAGCCGTTTGAGTACACCCCAGAGAATATCGACATATTGTCAGATATGCTCGCTACAGAGGCTCTGGTGGCCCTAGAGAACGACGCGAATGCGATTGGCTGGTATGACAGCAAAATAAAATCAGCAAAGGCTGTCATGCAACTTGTCGAACCGCAAATTATGCAGTCGCCTGATACAGAGGCGGTGTTCGATTTTGGTCTTGCCGTCACGTCAAACGGACAGGCGGTTGTGGATAACTTCGAGATGGCGACAGATATCTTTAGATATCACATGAAGAACGGTCGCTTTCCAGAAACTACGAAGGAATTCAACAAAGGTGGTGAGCGCAATGCCGCCATGTTGGAAGCGTTTAAGTTCCACAATGAGTTCAGCAAGAGCGGTCAGAACCAAGCCATCAGGGACTTCCTAGATGAGGACTTCACAGTTAGGGAGCTTTCTGCTTTCGCTGATGAATTCAATGCTGAAGTTGGATTTGATGCTATCAAGGTGCCTAGCGCAGAAGGTGCTGATGTAGTTGTCAAAGGCAGCTACATCCTTGGGCCAAAGATAGGCCAAGGCTTTTATCAGAACATCCGAGGCAACTACGATCCGTTGACTATGGATATCTGGTGGATGCGTATGTGGAATAGAGCCATCGGTAGGCCGTTCACAGATGGCTTGGGCGATGAGGCAAGGGTAGAGAGGCGAAATGAACTAAAGACTCTGGTAAAGAAGACTGGTGGGCTGCCTCGCAAGCTGATTAATGAAGTTCTCAAGGGCAACGATCAAACACGCACTGAGGTTTATCAAGACCCCCAGCTATTCGATGAGTTTATACGGGATGTCGAGCGCCGATACCAAAGGTTCTACAAGGAATACAAAGCTGAAAAGGGCGTAAATCACGTCAAGCCAGAGATCTTCAAGAAGACTGGAACCTATGTAAAGAACATGGCACCGCAGCTTCAGGCAACGCCAAAGGGCGTTGTAGAGAGAGCTTACATGCGTGAGGTTGTGGATGCGGCGAAGGAAAGACTGAGGCAGAGAAACTACAACATAAGCACCGCCGACTTTCAGGCACTGATGTGGTATCCTGAGAAGCAGTTGTTCAGGGCGCTGGGTGTTCAACCCGGTCGAGGTTCTGATAACGACTATCTTGACGCAGCAGAGATCCTTGCTGAAAAAGAAGGAGTACCCCGTGGAAAGGTTGAAAAAGCACTCAGGGACGCAGACAGAAAGCGAGCCGACGATGATCAGCCAAGTGCCAGAAGGCAAGATGGAGTTATTCGTCCAGAGACTCCAACAGTTGACCGCCAAGAAGAAGGCCCAGCGTTTAGCAGAGCAGCGCCGAGGCTAGAATCTAAACGTATTCCAGAAGGCAAGGTCAAAGAGGTAGTAGAGCAAAACATATCTACTGCCGAGAACGCACCAACCGGCTTTGTCCCTAAGTTCAATCCATCAGCAGACCCATACGCTCAAGCTGTAGCCGCTGACCCAGAAAGAGGTGCAGTGCTGCCGCCGGAAGAAAGAGCGATGTTCTCTCGAGCAAATGCGCCAGAGCGTCCAGAGTATGTGCAGTCTGCTATGGATAACATGCTCATCGCTAACCCAAAGGATGAGACTCCGGGCGATACCTATCTCAACGCTTTAGATCAAGGGCCGATAGATCAACTCCTGACCAGAGCAAAGCAGGGCGCTATCTTTCAGTACGCACAGATAGAGGCGTATGAGAATAAGTTTGATAGAGACGTGCTGGCTAGTTCGGCGGCGATACCCGCGCTCATGGCAGCGGATAGATCGAACGCAATAGCTGCACAAGCCATCGCAAACGGTGTCCCTGTATACGAAAATGGTCTGACCAAAGTTGTAGATTTCGAGCACACGTTTACTGAGAACTCTGACAGAGCGGGTGAGACCGTGAAGTTCGGTGGCTTGATAGATGTCATGGGCATGTTGTTCACCAAGGAACATGGCTCTCTTGAGGAAGACGCACAGGCGTATGCGATAGCTAAAAGAGCGCAAGGCTTGAGTGCCAGAGGCATTGACTCGCCAGGCACACCAGAGCAGCACAGATTAGTGATCGAGAATGCAGAGCAGTATCTTGATGAAAACGGAAACTCAATCATCAAGGACTGGTATGACGCTTGGCAGTCCTACAATAGAAACACGATTAAGTTTTTGCGGGATACTGGTGTTTTAACAGAAGAAATGGCTGAGATCTGGGCCGCTAAGTCAGACTATGTTCCGTTCTACAGACAGGCTATGGGTGAGGATTTAACGAGCATACCGAATATGTTCAACAACCTCACATCTGTATCTACCTTCAAGCCGATAACAGGCAGCGAAAAACAACTTAACGTACCGTTGCTTAATGCAGTTGTTATGAATTTAAATGCCGCGATTGATATGGGCATGAAGAACGTTGCCCAGCAGCGTGTTGTTAGAAACATGGTTCGTTACGGTATGAGTAGCGAGATACCCCAAGGGGAAGCTGTAGACGGTAGACCTACGGTGAGCTTCAGGGTAAACGGAAAAGATCGTAAATTTACGATAGAAGACCCACTTGTCTATCAATCATTGCAGCCACTCGCCGGAGGCAACGGTTTCGACATACTGGAGACTGTTCTTGGAGCACCGGCAAACCTATTAAGGGAGATGGTCACAAGAGATCCTGGGTTTATGCTAGCCAACATGATGCGAGATACGTTATCTGCCTATGTAACGTCTGGCGCTAACTTCGTGCCAGTGGCAAGCACCTTAAAAGGTTTCACTGAGGACATGACGGATCTAGAAAGAACCGGCGTTGTCGGTGGCTATGACTACTCCAAAGATCCAAAAGACATCGGCAAGTATCTTAATAATCTTCTTAAAGAGCGCGGTTTCGTACAAGACACCACACTTGGGGTTGCCAAACCTTTTATCGGGTTGTGGAACTTTATGGGTGACGTAACCACCAGATCAGACTTCGCAACTAGAAAGGCGGTGTATGACGATGTGCTCGCTCGCACAGGTGATGAAGCTGAAGCCGTTTTCCAAGCGAAAGAGGTAATGAACTTCGGTCGCCGTGGAAGTCACCCTGTGATGCGTCTGTTAACAACAGCCATACCTTTCTTGAATGCTAGGCTTCAGGGTTTGGACTTGCTGTTGAATGCCGCTCGAGGCAAGAGAAACGCCAACAAGAATCTAGATCGCGGTCAGGCGGCACGCTCTTTTATTATGCGCGGCTCCACGATAGCCGCAGTGACTGCCATGTACTACATGATGGTCAGCGATGATGAGCAGTACAAAGAACAAACAGAAGAGATCAAAGATAATTTCTGGATTGTCCCTGGCCCTGACGGTGTTGCGTTCAGATACCCAATACCGTTTGAGGTTGGCCTGTTATTCAAAACTATTCCTGAAAGAATACTGAGATACGCGACAGATGACGCGACAGCAAGAGAGACCGCTGCTTCTCTAGGCAGAGGGATAGTAAGCACCTTAGAGATCAACCCGTTCGGGGTGCAGGCGGTGGCTCCTGCTATAGAGGTGCTCGCAAACTACAGTGCATATAGAGGCAGACCTATAACGCCTGTATTTATTGATCAGGGAGACGCACAAGAGTTTCAAGAAACTATCGGCACCAGTGAGTTAGCAAAGCTCATAGGCCAGACCCTAGGCGTGAGTCCAATCAAGACGGACTATTTGATTCGAGGATACACCGGCACGATAGGCTCTTATCTGTTAGATACCAGCGATTTGGTTTTGAGAAGTAAGGGACTGCAAGGCGACAATCAAGCAGTGATGCCTGCGATGAGGATCAGAGAATATCCTGTTATCAAAAGGTTCTTCACAAACGAGTTCGGTGGTGCAGAGAAAGAACGCTTCTACGAAATGAGTAACTACATAAACCGTTTCTACAATAGTTACAATGACCTAGCCAACGCTGGCAGACTAGAAGAACTGGAGCGATTTACTGCTGGTAGAGAGAATCTTCTTAGTATGAAGCGTGACGTAGACCGTGTGCGTAGAGATCTGTCTGCTCTCAGAAAAGAGAGAGAGGCAATCATGCGACAAGACAGAACGCCAGAAGAGAAACAACGCTTAGTTCGTGAGATTAATCTGCGAGAGCGTTATGTATTGGAAGTTGTGCCAGAGCTATACAAATTAGCTGATCTTCCCACAATCGATGTCGGATCAAGGCTGAGAGCGATAGCCAACTAATCGTTGGGATTCCAGCAGCCGACTGTCTCTATCCTGTACTCAAGCCCAGTGTAGTCGCATAACCAAGAGCACACGGTGTCGCCATCTTCGTTGGTGTACTGGTCAACCAAACGCCACTGATGGACGTGCGAGTGCGCCAGCACTGTTGCCACTAATAGAATAATCCACGTCACGATTCGCATTTCTTATCCTCTCGCTCCTTTTTTCTAAACCTCAGATCTGTAATCAGCAGTGACTCAGAGCCGCATGACGGACACTTCTTCGGGAAATCTTGAAGATAACCTTTACGATTGCAGTCCAAGCATTTCAGGTGCCAGTTATCCATTTTCAAAGTAACTCGGTGTTAGTTCTGGTAGCTCTGTCGCCGGTCGATCTGCGCTCTTGAGTTCTCGCGTTCTGAAAAACCCATCATGCTTTGGATACATCCTCATGAAACGACGGGCGTAGAAAGCACGGTAGTTGTTGTTCAGCTTGAACTGACTAATCCCATCGCCGCCTTGATCTTTCTCCCATCGGATACGCTCGAAGATAGCGTTGACGCTATAGTTCGGGTAACCCTTGCGGATCATCGTAAAGGTGAAATGCACGAACAGTTTCCACACCTCTGGGTGTGCGTTGTGAAACGCCTGGCACTGCTCGCGCATCTCATCGTGCCGACTGTCTTGATGGCTAGAAGGGGATATCATCTTCAAAGTCATCAAAGCCTGTGGGCGCTGGAGGTGGTGGAGGGGGCGGCGGTGGAGGCGTGGGTGCTGCCTGCTTATCTCTTGGCTTCTCCACTTCCAACTGTAGACCGATATAATCGCCGTTCTCGTTTTGATTCTTCCATCCGGCAAGCCTGACTTCTACGGTCTCGGCACCAGCTTTGAAGTGCTCCACCAAAAGTCTGCCTTGCGCCGCCGTAATGGTCATTGGCCCCCTCCAGTACGGATGCCTAGGGGTTTCCCTTTTGTTGTTGATGAACAAGCCTCCCTTGCTCTTTTCGCTTCCATAATCCGCCATCAATTTGCTCCTTCTTCTATGGCTTTTCTTTTGGCGGTAAACGCCGCCTTCAGTTCTTCGTACATTTCGGGATAGTGTGATTGCACTGTGGTTATTTCTGCTTGGAAACTGTGCCAATGGCTCTTCAAGCCATCGATAGTTGTATTGTCCCGCAGATTTTTTATGCAGGTCTTGCAGAAAAACTTCGCTTGTTGCTCAGTCCAATCCAAACTTTCAATCTTTTCTGGCGCAGGTTCTGATGCTACTGGTTCTGGCTTGCTTTCTGGTTGAGCGTTTACATGAGCAGGTCTAGTTTCTTTGAACTCGTCTGCTTCATCCTCGCTGTACACATCACCGTGCAGTCCGACTAATTTTAGGATCACGCGATCCTTGGCTCGCTTCTCTGCCATCGCAAATGGATAGCTGTTCTTGTTGTTGTAAGGCGCTGCCTCACCGATGCTCCATTCGGACAGCTCACCCATACGCCCTGTCACCAGCACCACCACCTCTTTCGCTGAGACGTTTGCAGTCAGTATTTGCGGCGCATCGAACACTACCTTTCGGTGTGCAGCCACCTTCTCCAGAGCTTTGTGCAACAGGACATAGGTGCCGTGACAATCCCACCCCGCTTGTTGTGGGGTCAGCCCTATCTCCTTGAGTACTTCAATCACCTTTTCAGGTACGTTGTTTTTCGCCATGTTAGCCACTCCTTTGGCTTGAAAACGGATGCACTAGATAGCCAGACAGGTCACACCTAAACTGCTTGGTATTTATCCCATGCTCCTTTTCTATCTGTGATTCTATGAATGTCACTAGCTCTAAAGGTTCCAAAGAATCAAACATCTGGAACTCAATCTCCACTATCGGGCCTTTCGCCCAAGTGAATTTCACCTTGCCTGCATGAGGCACCATTTTTAGTTGAGGTATTTGGGTGATACTCCAAATCCCCACCATCTTCTCGAAGACAGTTTTGTCGGTTTCGATCATTGTTGCTCCTGCCACTGGTCACAAAACTCTGCCACTCGACACCAGTTACCGGCACACCTTGTGTATTCACCCAGTCTGTGTTCGATATGGTGCTTGTCATCCAGTTCGTTTTGTTCGATGTAAGACTGTGCTTCATCTTGTGAATCGAATACCCGTAACGCACGTTTGTTCGTACCCTTCTTGACCGCGTAGGTTGATGGCTTTGTCCATCGCTCCTCGTCGGTGCAATCAGGGAGCCGTTCATCCACAAGGTTGCGGAACTCAGCATCTTTGTGCAGTCCTATCCTGTGATCCATGAAAGCGTCTTGCTCCTCATCGCTCCACATAGGTATGTCTAATGTGGCGATGGGTGCCTGGGGATAGTCATTACTTGATTCCGCCTGCCGCCGGTTCCAATCTCTCATTACCGCAATGATGCTTAGCTTCTTGGAACGAACACCCTTGGCATGCCTCATCAGCCATGCGTAGGCGTTGAGTTGATACTCCCATTCGACCTTTTCGTGGATCACTGCCCACACCGAGGTACATTTGTAATCACTAGGGCCATCTGCATCTTGCAGATCTATTGCCCCTGAGATCACCCAACCATCGACCTCGACAAACAGCCGCTCTTCACTGACTACATCCTCGCCGGAGTGATCTTCAAAGACCTTATGCACCGCAGTACCAAGTACACTCCAGAGCTTTTCACTGATGTCTTCTTCCAAAGAATCCCAGTGTCTTTCTCTGAGTATGCGTACTCGAGGCGAGTCAATCAGTTGAGTTACGGATCTGTGGCTATTCCCACGGGTGTAGTCATCACGGCTCAAAGCCTTGACTATCGGTGCAGCCAGATTGTGGTGGTTCGTTATCTTCACGCATCGGGCCTTTTTTGCAATATACGCGCACGACCAATTCGTGATCGACGTATTGCTTGCCGATAAAGAACTCTCTTTGCGGCGGATTCTCCGCCTTTACTAGATATCGTTTGTAGGCTGATCGGATTGCGTCGGACTTCCGTTTTAAAGAGTCCTCGGTTACGGGGATGTCGTATGCGTCTTTGTAAAACATTTGATCCCACGGTATGGTTGGGATTGACTCCCTTGGTTCTCGCAGTTGCATGTCCACGTTCTTTTTGATTTCCAAAGTCATAGCTCCTATCTCTCTCATTATAGACCGCGAAACCGCGATCCTCTTGATCGATCACAAAATCTCCTATCTTGCTCATCGTTTTCTCCTGTTGGCTTGCGAAGTATAACGACCAGCGATACCATGCACAACATCTTTC